CAATACTTATACCAGGCTTTCGAGTGAATGATGACTCTCCAATCATTGCAGGGCAATCTAAAGATAATACATCTCCTTCTGAAGATAGTTCTATTTTTGCAATAACTTCCTCACTTGTTTTTAATTTTACAACTGCTAAAAATTTATCTGACATTTTTTTAAAGGTATTGTGAGCATTTCGTAATTAAAATTTTCTTCGTTATATATTTTAACTCTCTCCATCATGTGATTTAATGTGTAGTTTTTAGAGGATCCATATGTAATATCATCAGCAATATCAAAAAGAGTTGCTTTGATTTTGTTATCACCCTTTCTTAAAACTCGACCTATACTTTGTAAGTTTCTGATTTTTGATTTGTTTGGTGATGCGAATATGACGTTGTGAAGATTCTTAATGTTAATTCCTGTTGAGAAGGTGCCGTAAGAGGCAATGATAATTGCATTTTCTTCTTTCTCTGTGATTGTGCGAACTTGTTCTCGATCCTCAGTATCAACTCCTCCGTGTACAAAGAAACATTTTCTATTTTCTTCCTTGTTACTATTTATGAGATCAAATAGAGGAAGTCCGTGTGTTTCCACTCTTGTATATAATATCAGTGTATTTCCTTTTTGATCAAGAGTTAAATTCTTAATAAAATTATTTCTCTGTGTATGTGTGATTAAATATTGTATTTCATCTTCATAGTTCTCAAACTTTCTTGCTGGATGTTTAAGAGTTAGAACTTTGATATTTAATTTTGACAGATAACCTTTCTTCATCAATTCATCTGTACGAATAATCTTATAAGTTGGGCCAAATAATCCTTCTAATACCCACTTGTGTGTTTGTGTTCCATCAAGTGTTCCAGTAAAACCGTATCGATACTTACAATCAAGCATCTTTGTCATGATACTCACTAAAGATTTTGATTTAAATAGATGTGCTTCATCACCAATTACTACATCAAAGTTATTAAAATACTTTCTATCCAGTTTATAGATTGACTGCCATGTAGTAATTGTGACACTATCATCACTAATCTTATCTCTTCCAGCATAGACACGATGACAATATTTTTCAACATCCCATCCATAATCTTCAAAATCTTTATACATCTGTTCAACAAGAGAAGTTGTTGGAACTACAATTAATATTTTACGACTGTGTTCAACATGATATCTTGTGATAGCATATATCATTAATGACTTACCAGATGCAGTCGGTGATAGTAATAACTTACGATTATGTCTGAGTGCATCATGAATACCCATGATTTGATATGGTCTGGGTTTGTGTTTTGATATACTCTTTACATAATCTGTGACACCCTCTGGCGATATCATCTCATTCTCTTCGAGTGGTAGACCATAGAATTTACTGCCTTCAAACTCATAAGTATATCCTTTACGATTACAGAATGATATAACTCGATCTACGAGACCAGTATAGATCTCATTCTTTCTCATATCATAAAGTCTTATCTTTCCATCCCAATACTTATTACGATACTGTGGCATAAACTTGGCGCCAGGAACTTCAAATGTAAAATGATCTGAAAGTTCATGATACACATATTGTTCTGAGTCTATGGTGACAAAGACTTCATTTTTCTTTTTGATAATTAAGTGGGTCATGTAAATCCAGCTTGGAATTTATGCCATTCAATTGAGTTTTTTATCTGATATGTGCGATTTGATATCTGTTTAAGAATACTCTCTGTATAATTTATCATTACATCATAGTATTCTACTTTTAAATTAGCATCTGATACTCGGTCATCAGCATCCATGTATCTAATCAGTGCGTCTTTATCTCTAACTTTCTTTGGAAATGGTTCTCTTTCATACACATCTGGATCTGCTTTACCAGAATAGTATTCATATCTTTCATGACGAACATTCTTTTGTATCTTCTGAGCTTTAGTTCGTAATAAAATTAAATTGTTCAATATCTCATGATATTTAGAATGCAGTTGAGGAACCTTAATTGATTCTTCATGCATATTATCAATATCAATCTTACAGTCCTCTTGCCACATGGACTGAATCTTATCAAGATTTATCATGTAAAATTATTTTTGTGGGTAATTATCTAATCTATTTCCGCTTGGGTCAGTTATGTTAAATATGGTATATTTAAAACTTACCTCTGCTGTGAAATAGTTGTAGTCACGAGTCGTAACATCAAAATCTAATGTTGAGAGTGAAGTGGGGAATGCATCTTTAAAATTAACAAGCACACTTGGTCTATAGTTACTATTTAAAACTTGTAACGTAGCGTCTGAAAATTCAAAATAACGAGGGTCTGCATCATCAGTAGCACTTGCATCAGTTCTGATATCATCCTTTTTAAGTTGATTATACTGTCCTAGATTCTCTGGATATCCAAGACCAGTTATCCACTTGTAGATTGCAAGATAGTTTTCCATCTTTTCATCCACTAAAAAACGAACGTTTAAATCGTCATACAAAACCTTATCACCAGGCACAGGAATATCCTTCAAATAAGATGGTTGTATTGCAGTTCCCATGCTTATTTGAGGTATGTTCGCAGATTGGCAAAGAAAATCAACCTTTGGAGTCTTTGTTAGAATTAACTTAAAACCAACAGGAGACATATAGTTCCTGTTAGCAATTTGTTTGTCAAAGGGTGATACTGAATCAGTCATTTACTTTTTGCAATTTTTTGATTCTCTTAACATAAAGAATCTCAGCGAGTGAGTATAAAATTGGATTTTTCTTTGATCTTTTGATAATAAGTTTTGCAGCTTCTTTATCGTCCATGTTACTATTTAGACACAAAAAAAGAGACCCTTTCGGGTCTCTGTAAAAAATATGCAATATGACTTACATAAGGTTTGTAACAGATACTCTTCTGTAGTAACGGTTTGCGTTAGATGTAAGAGCACCTTGACCTTGTGTAAGACCCTCAGCGAATGGGTTTGCAACGATTCCGTAACGAGTCTTAAAGCCAATTTTTGGTTGGAATGTGTCTTGTCCCACAGCTCTTACCATCTGTAATGGAACGTAAGGGCAGTAGAATAATCCAGCATCATAAGGGTTAGTACCCTTGTAACCAACAACGTAGTACTGATTAGCGTCATTGTTTGCAGCGAATGGGTCGATGTAAACTTTGTACTTACCAGCAAGTGTACCAGCAAATGTGTTACCAGTATCGTCAACGTTTAAGTTAGCGTTAAGTGCAGGGGTGTAGTCTAGGATTCCAGCCATTGTTAGAGCTGAAGCAACGTCGGCAGAGCATAACACAACGTTACCCTTTCCTCGACGAGTTCTTTGTGCGATTTGGTTCGCATCTCTTTCAATCTGGAATAGAAGTCCTTTGAACTTCTCAACTGACCAACGACCATTACTGTCGGTGTCTAAGTCGAACGTTCCAGCAGTTGCAGTGTTAATTGTAGCACCTTGTTCTGCGGACTTGTAGATTGTTCTGATAACTTCTCTGTTTATTTCAGCAAGGATTTCAGTTGATAGAATGTTTGCTAACTCAGACTCAGCGTTCAATCCGTGGATTGCCTTGAGGTCTTGAGCTAATTCTAAACTGTACTCAGCTTTGAGTGCTCTGGACTTCGCAGTCACAGTAACTTTCTCAATACTGAATGCCATCTCTTGGAACTGGTTGGATGCACCGTCACCTAAAGCTTCGGAGTTTCCAGTTGTCATACCTTGACCAACATCATATGCAGATGTTGTTGCAGATCCAACAGGGTTAAGAACGCCTGGGTTTGATCCACTCTGAGATGTTGTACCGAAACCAGCAGCAGTATCTGTCATACCAGCTGTTAGGTTCTCAGCACTGTTTTGTCCAGAGAATGCTGAATCTGGCTCATCGAATAGAGCTTCAGTTCCACTCTGATTAGTGAATCTGGATCTCATTGCGAAGATAAGTCCAGTTGGGCCACTCATTGGTTGAACACCAGCAAGGTCATATGCGACCAAGTTTGGCATTGCTCTTCTAATCAATGAGATTAGTACTGGGTCGAAACCAGCAACAGGGCCTGCAGCTGCAGCATCACCTGTAAAACCACCTGTACCAGCGGAGTTTGTTGGAGATGCCTCTGTTAATGATTGGAAAGCATTCTCTTCTCTGAGCATTTGCTCTTGGTTCTCAAGGAGAACAGCAGTAACATTACGTCTGTGTGCATCCTTGATCTTCTCAGACCCTTCGTGGTCTAGAAGAGGCGCCCACTTTTCAGTGAGTGCTTGATAATTGATGTTTTGTTGCATCGTCTTGTTTGTGTTAGTTAAAAATTAATCTATTCCTATTTCATACGTCCAAGTGCATCAAGATAAGCAGCCATTGCACCAGTAGCTGGCTCAACGTGTTCTGCTTCTTCCTTTAGTTCTTGAGGAGCGGACGTTGTGGTAGTGGTCTTTTTAGCACCAAAGTATGATTCTTTGAGTGTTTCGATTTTTCCACGATAGGATTCTTCACTTTCAAACTCAACACTTTCTGCAAGACTCTGGAGCTTCTCTTTTTGAGATACTGCAAGTCCTTCAGCAACGTTATTAAAGATAGTCTGTGCAGTTGACTCACCAAGTCTTTGGTTAAGTGCAACGTTTCTTTCTATCTGCTCATTGAGCTTGGTTTCCATTTCATCAAGTTTGTCCACCATGTTTTCTAGGACATCATATTTATCTTCAGGTAGGGTTACATAATGTTCTTCAAAAAGCTTTTTCATGCCTTCCATGAATGATTCTGTCATTTCAGTCTTGATTCCGTTCTCGACTGCTAATGCATTTTCTTTCAACCATTCGTCGGCGACATATTCGAGGTATGCGTCTGTTCTCTCAGTGAGTTCGACTTTGATTTCCTCAACCTGTTCGTTGAGTGCTTTCTCATACTGCTCGTTTAGTTGATTCTCGATATCAGTGATCTTAGCATTGATAGATGCCTCGAAAATAACCTTTGCCTTCTCTTTAAACTCCTCGGATAAATCCTCTCCAGAAAGAAGTGCGTTAACATCTTCTTCGATAGCGGCGTTTAGATCGACTGCCTCAGTTTCTTCAGTTGACTCTTCTTCAGCGACAACCTCTTGTGATTCATCGGCTTCTGCCTCTTCGGCATACTTGGGTGCAGTAGGCATTGGTTCAGCTGGTTTAGCTCCTTTGTTGACCACATCTTTAACTTGCTTAATAGTCTTATCAGGTGTCTTAAGCTTGTTAGAATCGTCATCAGGCTTTGAGTTCTCAGGTGTAGGGCCACCAAGATCTTCAACAGCACCTTGACCATCTGGAACGTAATTAGGTGTGGTTGGCATAGGATCTCCCTTTCCAGCTCCACTATTTACAGCGGTTTTAGATTGCTGTGTCTTAACTTCCATTTCTTGTAAATCTCCACGAGACATTTTGAACTCTCCGTCTGTTAAACGTGTTAGATATCGTATAATCTATGTTTATTTATTAAATCAAAGATTTGATAAGAAGTTTTGGAAGATTTCCAACTTCTTCTCGTCAAGTTGTCCTTGATCAACAAGTTTATTTATAGTTTTTTGGGTCTTCTCAATAGTGGCCTCTACTACCTTCTCAGGTTCAGCAACTGCAATCGCAGGGTGAGTCATAGTTTTTTCTTCTACAACGACTGCTGCGGACTGTCTTGCCTTTAAGATTCCAGCTTCCCAGATCCAATCAACTCCTTCCATGATCCCATTGACAAAAGCGTCAGGGGCAGAAGGATCTGCAACTATATCAGCTGCAGTTGCAAGCATGAAGTCTTCACCAACGACTTTATAACCTTCGCTTGTGTCTTTAAGACTTCCCATTCCTCTTGATGATACTCCAAGAGTAACACCGTCATCTAATAGTGACTGTGCAATCTTACCCATTGGTGTATTGAGGATCTGTGCTTTACCTACAAAATTAGTTCCTTCTTTATGAAGGTCTACAATCTTGTGAGATACTCTGTCAAGATTAACCGTTGGCCCTTCGGGGTGTCCTAACTCACCAAGAGCTCTTCCTTTACCGACAAATGCTTCGTTGTATCTGTTGACCTCTTTTTCAAGAGTTTCCACAGGATAAAAACGACCATTCCTGTTCTTAAGGTTTCCTTGTAAAAAGATACCCTCAATAAACATGTTCTTCTTGCCGTTTTTTTCTTCGACAAGAACCTTGGCGGTTTCGATCTCTTCCGTGATGAGTTTCATTAGTTAAGCCTCAGGTTGTTCTTCTTCTACTTCATCATCTACAGGTTCTGCCTCAGCGACAGGTTCTTCAACTTCCGCTGTATCCTCAACGGAACTAGGTGTACCATCAGCCTCAGCTTCTGGCTCATCCGTTACCTCTCCCTCATCATTGAGATAGGGATTAGGCCCACCAAACATGTCAGCAGTGACAGCTGGTGTTACAGCATTGATATTCTCTTGTGACTTAGCATAAAGGATCTCTTTGATCTTATCATGCACATCAGCTTGAGCGTTATCAGCTGCAATCATGTCAATTAAATCATTATCCATAACTGTTAATATAGAATAGGATTACTTAATATTTATATTTCTCCACCTTTGGGCATTTCTGGCGCCTCTGTGGCACTGCCATCTATGCCAGGTTCCGTAGGTGCATCCATGCCCATAGGATCAGGATTCATTGCCCCGCCTGGAAGTTGTTCTGGGTGGACTCCCATTTGAAGTTGTTGTAACTCCATAGGATCTGCAACAAGGCCATCTTTGATTTCCTTCTGCATTTGTTTATCTATCTCTTCAATTTCTTCGTCTTTTTGTTTTAGAATATTTCTACGAACATAATCGAGAGAAAAATACTTGCCGATATATGGGTCTACTGCAGCAACTACTCCAAGTCTTTCATTAATAAGTTCAGTTTCTTTGAGTTCTGCAAAATGATTATCATAGACATAATCGAATTGTATGTGATCTGATAATGTTTCCCAATCTTCTGGTGTGACAATGTTTTTAAGAATACATTGAGTCTTTAACATGTCTAAGAAGAGATTTGAAAATCTCTTTCTCATTCTACCAACAAACTTGGTAAATTTTATTTCATCTCTTAGTATCTCAGATGATCTACCCAAGTTAAATCCATCACCTGACCCAGCAATACGAGATTCTGGAACTCCTAATGAACGGTATAGTTTCTTTTGGAAGTACTCGATGTCGCTAAGTTCTCCAAGATTTTGTCCACCTGGCAACGTAGTGATTTCAGTACCTCTTCCACCTTCACGTCGGGGGAGCCAGAAATCTTCGAGCATGGACATGTGTTTTCTGTCATCTCTAATTTCTCCTGTTGATGCGTCGTATACTAGTTTGTTTCTATAACGGTTCATCACCTCTTTGAGGTATTGTTCCGCTTTGATCTTCGGTAAATTACCGACATCAATATAGAATATTCTTCTTTCTGGAGCACGAGAAAGTCTGTATATAACTAGACTATCTTCAATCATTCTCAGTTGATTGAGTGCTTTGATTGACTTATGTAAGTAAGAAAGAATAGTTTGTTTGTTCCTGTCAACTAAACCTGAGTGACAGAATGTGATAGCGTCTGGTGCAATCTTTACTGGTCTCTGTTTAGTAGCAAAAGGAGTTTGACCAATAGCACCTAGAGCATTTTTACTCTGAGTTGCACTAGGATCATACTGGTAATATTCCTCTATCTCAGGAGTTTCAACATCAGCAGGGTTATTTGCATTGACTCTCTTAATCGCTCCCTGTAATGTAGGATCTGTCTTGAGCTTTCTAACTAATTTTATTTTAAGTGGATCAATATATCTAACTTCTTTTAATCCTTCTTCTGGTTTTTTGACATCAATTACCTTATGATAATATATTCTACCATCAATATACCAGTTTCTAAGAATCTCATGACACTTATTGTCAAAATTTAAAACTTCCTTTATTCTCTTAAACTCTTCTCTAATTAATTCTTTTAATTTTGCAGATGCTGGAAGATTCTCCAAATCAAGTTGTACAGGAGAATCATTCTGATCTGAAACTATTGCTTCGTTTATTATATCTTCAATGGCAGAGTCCACTTCTGGATGCAACGCCATCTCTCTATATCTTTTTATTAACTCAAATTCTGACTTAAATACACCATCAATATCAACATACTGGCCATAAAAACCACTCGAAACATAATAGTCCGAGGAGTCTTCATTAGATTGAGGTACAGGAGAGACGACGTTCTTATTTTGATCGTCATCTTTCTCTATTTTAAAACCAAATAATTTAGCCATTAACTCACTTCTACTGGGCTTTCCCAGTTATTTATATCTTATATTATAACACTATTATCGTGTTTCTGCAAATAGTGAATTACCGTCTGGTTGAATTGCATCCCACCACTGAACTTGTAAATCAACTGTAAACTCTTCGATAGTATCAGGTTGATCATATGAAAGTTCAATAGCACTTATATTTGTTGGGAATATTCCGTGGAATTTATATGCCTTTAGAACAGGAACTTTATCTCCATTTTTAGGCCCATCTAATTGAGCAGTTCCCTGTGTTGAGTTCGCAGCAGCAATACCATTTCTACCTAACTGATAAACATATGCATCTGTTTGATAGTCATTAGGTGTAGTTTCTCCAGTTGCATTTTGTAAGTTGTTCATGCCGTTCATCCATCTTTCCATG